ACCTCATCAATTACATTATATAAAGCATGTTGTGTGTGACCACCGACATGCCACTCAGTGACACCTTCTGGTTCATCAATCTCTTTCCAGTCGTAGATAGTAGCAAGAGTTCCGTCAGTGAACTTCATCATCCATTCTACCTGAATCTTCCCATCACCATCATCAAATTTAGTAGGTTCACCAAATAATTTAACCAAACGGTCATAAGATGTATTGATTTTGCCTTGGAGACAAGTCCCCGTGACATCATAATTACCAGTTACATAGTTCATAAACTTTCCTTTCCTTAGTTTCATATTCATAATAACATGGTAATACAGGAATGTCAAGAACTTTTTTCCATTTCAAGCATCTTTTTTTCGATGTCGTTTTGAGGTTTCTTCTCGTTATCCATATCGGTTGCTACCTTACGTGCTTCGACAAGACGGGTAACACGGCGTTTAACTGACTTAGGAACATGCCCACCATCAGAGTATTTCTGTCCCCACATATTCAGTTCTGCGTCGATATAATTAACACCCTTGATTGCGGCGTTTGTTGTGCGTTGTAATTTTCTGTTCATGTTATATTCCTTCTACTAATACTGATACGTTCTTACCCCCAAATGCAAGACTGTTCTTCAATGCAAATGCACCGATGTCCGATTTAGGTTGGGTTGGTATATTGGTTAAACTTGCGTCAAGAGATTCGATGTTATGGTTCGGTGGAATTACACCATTCTTCATTGCTTGAAGAGTATAGATGAGTTCGATAACACCACTCGCACCCATCGTGTGTCCAATCTTGGACTTGAAACTTACCACATCAACATCACCCAATACATCTTGGATTGCGTGATATTCTAATTCATCACCTATCGGAGTAGATGTTCCGTGTGCATTGACAAAGGTGATAGCATCAATATCAAAATCCTTGGTCGCCTGTCGCATTGCTCTTTTGATACCAGACCCATTGATATCAGGCGCAGTCGCAGAACCATTACTACCATCATTACCCATACCTACCGCATGAACATAACCATAAATCTTTGCACCACGGGATTTCGCCTTCTCTTCACTCTCCAGAATAATACATCCTGCACCTTCACCCATAATAAAACCATCACGATTTTTATCATAAGGAGCAGAATGTGTTCCGATTGCACCGAGTTCATTGAACCATACAAGTCCACTTAGTTCGGTTCCAACATCTGCGCCACCAACCAACACATAATCATAATCATCTACGATACACATCGCATAGTGTAGATTGTATAGTGCAGTAGAACAAGCGGCATACATCGAGGTATTGATACCATTGAAGTCATATATTTGCGGAATCAAACCAACAAGAAAGTCTTTGATGCCTTGAACAAGTTGTCTAGGTCTAAGTTTTTTTCCCCCACGACTACAGTAATCATGAAACAAAATGTCTGTTTCGCCGCCAGCAGTGGTAGTAGAATATACTACAGCAACATTAGAAGATTTTGGAAGACCCTTCAATGCCTGTTCAACAGAATGAAGACCAAGTTTATTAATCTTATGTAATGAAGCATATTGAGAACTTTTGATATTCTCAGGTTTTTCAAGCTCATGGTCTGCGTGAAAACATTTTAGATGAGATACAANACTATCCTGATGTCGGCTAGGTTCAGGATAATGTTCTTTATTCATATAGTTATCGAAACACAGTTCTGGATTATTACCCANTGTGTCCACGATACCCATACCAGTGATTGCAACTCTCATTAGTTACGACCCTGTTTGTCATGCACATGCAACTGAATCAATGCGTAGTGTAACACCTTGAGAATNTCCTTACGATTGTAACCATCCTTGTTACCATANCGTTGTGCNTANTTCATGATGTTACCAATACAGAAACCATCACCNTGACCACCGTCGATAATAAACTCAGTTGCTTGGAACTGATTCTTAGAATAATGTTCACCATATGTGTCGTTCACATACTTATTCAATTCTTCGAGATACTTGTTCTCATCGTATTTGTAATCAATACTTTCACTTTTGTAGTATTTCTTAACATCTTCCAAAACAGGAGTTCCATCGAATCCAGCAGTAAGCTTTACTTGTTTACTAAAATATGCCATTATTTCCACCTATAAAATATATGTTCACCAATTCGTCCAATCATATGCATACCCTTTGATGTCGCCCAGTTGGGTTCCACGTAGATTGCATGATAGTGTGTTGCACCTTCTGTTATACCACGATACTCACCATAAGTCAAGAAGTTTTTTGCAATTAGTTTAGATTCGTCCCAAGACTTACCATTACGAGGTTCATCGGATAATCCGTCACAGAACCAAGAGAACTGACACTTATTACGAATAGGAACTTCTCGTCCCTCACTAAGATGCCACTTCGATAGTTTAGCTTGTTGAACGACACCACAGATTGTATCAGGATATCGAGCATCCAACATGCGATTGAATACGACATCAGACACAGCAAATTTACCTGCGAGATTGTCGTTTCTTGCCTCATGATAGATGTTCAAAGCCATACAATATGTATCATCACTAGAGAATGTACCATTCCCAGACTGTTCTTCATCGAAGAAAAATCTTGGTTCAGGTTTGAGTGCCATAGCCGTGGATATCGCAGCGAATATGACAAATGTATAAAGTAATAAAGTTTTAATCATTCAAGTATTATACCATATAGTTATGGCAAAGTCAAGTCCTTTCCATCTCAAAAATTAAATCTTGGATAGCATCATATGCTTGGTCGTGTTTCTCAGTCTGATGACCATAAGGAAACTTGAACGCAAGAGTGAAACGAGGACATTCAGTCCATGCGGCGTGCCAACAATGATGTTCTGGTTCATCTTCACGACCGAACCGATACCATCGTGCTTGCCAACCCTTTTACATCATACTCAGTGACAATCTCATCTTTCTTCTTATCATAATAAGTAAAGTATCCATCACCACTCTCAGACCATGTCATGATACACTGATAACCAAATGCGTTCCAGTTAGTGTGCCAACCGACAAATCCTTTGGGTGGATAGTATGACGTAAGAGAGTTGTTATTCGCACCAAAGATACGAACCAGTTCATTCTTAGTCCATAGTTTCAATGGTTCAAAGATATCGGGTCTGCGTTTAGCACCCTGTGATACTTGGAAACCATAACCCTCTTCGGGGAAACCTATATGTTCCCTCTTCATCATCTCCCAGAGATGTTCGGGTTTACAGTATTGTTCACCTTCACCAATCGGGGCAGGGCCTAACACCTCAGACAACTCAGTCATCAAGTCCTGATGTGCCAGAAACTTATCAAGAGTTTCATCAAGGAGTTTGAGAAACTCTTTATTACGAATTACAATCTCAGTCATCTTCCAATGCTTTTACAATATCAGGGAAATGTCCCCGAATGATTTCCCAACACTTATCAGCAATCTCTGCGTGTTCTTTCTGTGTTCCATTACCACGACGAAGGTCACAGTAGTGAATCCAAGAACGAAGCGAACCAGCCATATAGAGTGTAGACTGCGTTAGTCCTTCGGGCAACAATGCTCGTGCCTGTTCTTTAGCAACACCCTTTGCGAGAGCATCTTTGTAAGACATCTCGGCTCGTGCTTGAACCTTCCTCTGTTCCATCTGCCACCATTCATTCAAGTTATGGTCATCAGTCTCAACAGAGTTTTGACGGTTCTTCTCATCCTGTAGTCTCGCTTCACGTGACTCAAATCCTGGCGCAACAGCATATCGTTGAGAGAACTCTTGAAATGAGAACGAGCGGTGACGTAGAATCTGACGAGCAATGTCACGAGTCGTTTTGATTTCAATGGTCATATGAACCATCTCAAACGGTGACCAATGGTTTTCTTTGATTAGATAACGCAACAGACGTGGGGCGGTCTCAAGATTACTTTGATTGGCGGGATTACTTACACGTGCGGTATAGGCAATCAAGTCTGCGGCTGTATTACAATCTGTGATAGCAGAAGGTTTACTTAACGCAATTAGGTTTACTTCACTCATTTTCGTCCTCGTCTCTTCTAATTACTAAAGCGATAATCTTATCACTATTCTTATACTTATTAATTTTCATAAGAGAACCTTGTAAGTCGGTATCAGGTTCACTATCAATCCATCCTTCTACGGTAACTGTTCCAGCCTTATCTTCAAACCACCAGAACAGTGCCATAGCACCATGGGCGGTTCCATCTCTGTATCCCTGCGACTTACCCCAAAACCACGAAGCTAACATAAGGATGAATACAATCGTCGGTGTTACTAAGTCCATCGTCTACTCCATCTTGAAGTCTTTAAACTTCTCTATTTGTTCCTGTGTATTAGACTTGTCAAAGGCGGGGCGGTCATCAACCACACCTTCGTCATCGTCATCAGTAAGTCGCATCTTACTGCGGTCAACCTTCAAAGTGAACCGTTGGTATTTAGTCGGGTCGTTGTATCTATTCTTCAACTGTTTGACCATAATCTTACCCATGGAGTTTAGTTCGTCGTTCGAGACGAGGGCGAACATGAGGTCTGCGGTCGCGGGTAGTCCAAAAGATTCGGACGTGTCTTCAAGCCCAACATCGTCATTAGAATAACCAGAACGAGTCGTCTGCGTTGCAGATACAATCGGTACGTTGAACTCAACGGCGAGTCCTCTAATTTCTTCTGCAATACTTTTAATGTATGAATATGAGTTGATAGCACCGCCCATTCCTTTCATTCGATGACGCACAGATATTTAGATAATCAATAAAGATAATCTCTGGCACAAAGTTCTTCTTGAGTTTCAGTTCATTCAATAACGCACGAAAGTGCGATGTGTTTGCTTGACCAGTTGGGTATTCTTTGATAATAAGTTTACCAGAGGTCTTTGCGGCAATCTGACTAACTTTATCGGTGAACATATCTCTAGACAAGTTCTCCAGTTGGTCAATCGGGACATTCAGTAAGTTCGCATCAATACGTTCTGCGATGCGTTCCTCTGCCATCTCCATAGTAATATATAGTGCGTTTCTACCCTGTGANAGAGCAGACGCAGCCACATGACACATGAAGAGTGACTTACCAACACCTGTACCCGCAAGGGCGATGTTGAGTGTCTTNTTAGGAAGACCACCCTTGGTGATACTATTGAAGTAATCAAGGTCAAACGGAATACGTTCTTCTTGTTCGTGATAGAAGTCATAACGACTATCAACATTCTCAATATAGTCGTGACCAATGTTTGTATCAAAGGTAATACCCAGAGCCTTTGATAGAACATCAGGGATTGCGTTCTTCTGTAGGGTCGCATGTTTACCATCAATGATAGAGATAGACTCCATCACTGCGTTGAACACCGCACGGTCTTGACACCACTTCTCGGTACGTTCAATCAACCAATCAAGGTTCTCTGGTTCGGGCGTGAAGATATTAGGAAGTAGTTCTAACGCGATTCGATAGTTCTCTTCACCAAGATTGTTATTCTGGTCTATCTCAATCTTGAATGCTTCGAGAGTTGGAAGTTTATTGTAATCCGCAACAAACTTCGCAACCTCTTTAAAGAGACCACGGTATACACCATCAAAATAATCTGGCGTAATGAACGGAAGAACCTTACGAGTGTATTCTTCATTAGTCAGTAAGTTCCTCAGTACCGTCTGTTCCAGATTGATATTCATTTATAAGTTCCTTTATCTCTTCGTGCATTTCTTCGGGTGCGAGAACCTCGCCAGTCTTCTCGTCTTGAGCCATAAGAGACCCCTCAACGATTGACTTTTCAATGATTGATGATAGTATTCTACCACAATACTGTTGGAATGTCAAGTTATTATCAACATCCAAATCACCATCTGGTGTAGATACAATATCAAAGTTGAAACTTAGATACCCATTATCATCGTTCTCGTCCTCACCCTCAAACTTTACATTACCGAATCGAATGACGGTTTCTGGATAATCTTCCAGTAACCGAACATCCCATCCCTGTTCATTATCAACCTGTGGAATGATTTCATAATGAATATTTTCACTTAGTTGTAACTCAATCTCATTCATCGACAATCTCATCCATAGAAACTAGAGCCTTACGAGTAATAGAATACTGTGACTGCAAGAAGTCTGCGAAGTCAGTAGTTTCCCAAACAGGAGCCCAGAACTCATCTGTGAGTGTGTCCTTCTCTCTTACTTTGGGGTCAACCAGTTCTCCAGTTTCTCGGTCAACTCTACAATACCACCCATTAGAAGGCTTGCTAACATAACCACCAGCAAGAGCAACATCCAACAAACCAGAGTTACGTTCAACGCCACCTTCCCAAGAAACTGAAATAGGAATCTTAGACTTCTCTTTAACATATCTAGACTTTTCAACATTAATGACGAAATCATAACCTGTAACCTCCGTTCCCGTCTTATTCTGTCTACGACCAAGAATCCAGATGTTATCGGCACTGTAGTAAATACCAGTACCACCACCTACGATATCTTTAGGGAATAGACCAATTTCTTTATAAGTGTGGTTGACGGCGAGCATTGGAATATTCTTCATGGTCAGGTAGGGAGTTGCCATACGGAATAATCCTTTCAATGCTTTTGCACGAGACATATCTGCAACAGACTTCTCGTTGATTGCGTCTTCGAGTTCCTTCTTAGACGCAAGGTTACCAATGGAGTCGATAACGACAATAACATCATCGTTTCGGTCGATGTTCTCAAGTTGAGCAATAAGGTCAAACTTGAGTTCCTCTACATTGGCGATAGGTGTGTGCAACACCCGTGCTGTGTCAATCCCAAATTGTTCAAAGTAAGATTGGGGCGAACCAAACTCACTATCATAGAACAACATCACCGCATCCTTCTTCGACCTCAGATAAGCAGATGCCATTAGCAACGCGAATGAAGTCTTGAAGTGCTTGGAGGGGCCTGCTAACACTGTTAGGCCAGGCGTGACACCGCCGTCAACACTACCTGATAGCGCAACGTTCACCATTGGAACATCTGTTGCTACCATATCTTTTTCAGTAAAGAATTTACTCTCCGACAGTATCTCCGTCGTCTTGATTTTCGAGTTCTTCTTCAGTTTGTCCATTATACTCATGTAATTATCACCTTTAGTTATTCACTGTCTATCATTATACTACAACGGTTCATCATTGTCAAGCATTCTTTTTTCATAGAGTCTTTTAGCTATTTCTATAACGTCACCCTCTGTATAACCTTTGTCAATAAGCATATATGCCTTATCTAAATCTTCGTCTTCATACATGTAAAAAACTCCAAACTTATAAATAGATGTAGGTCACGGGATTGCAGTCCCCACCTACCCTAATGTTTAACAAGGACACATCAGCATGAATACTTATATCTACCTCAAGACTCATAATGTAACAGGTCTAAAATATCTTGGTAAGACAATAAGAGACCCGCACGAATATAAGGGGTCGGGTATTGTCTGGACTCGTCACCTAGAAAAACATGGCGATGACATCTCAACCACTATCCTCAAAACTTGTCAATCCAAAAAAGAACTCAAAGAATGGGGTCTATACTATTCCAACAAATGGGATGTTGTAGAGTCAAAAGAGTTTGCCAATCTTACACCAGAAGAAGGTCAAGGTGGAAACACCTATGATAAGACTGGCAAGAAAAGAAAACCCTATAAGACTTCTACTGGATGGCGGAAACATAAGTTTCAGGTAAGACACGGAAAACCCGTAGTTGTTTATAGTAAGAAATACAAGTCTGCCCATGAAGCCATGAGACAGACAGGTATCCCCAAATCAACTATACTCTATCGTTGTCACTCTTCACTGTCAACTTGGTCAGAGTTTTCTTTTGACTCATAGTTGACATTATTTGATTCCTCACGTTCATCTAGTTCATATTGTTTACGATATTCATTGTTAATATTAACACACTTTTCAATTAAAGTCAAGTCCGTATCAAACAAAGTGAATGCTTTCGTATCCTTGGGGAAACACGCACCACCATAACCACGTTTACCATCATAGCCAGGCACACGTGTATGACCCACACCAATTCTCGCATCCTTACCAATCGCATTAGCAACCGTAGGAAAGTTGCAACCGAACTTCTGAACCGCATCATACATTTGGTTGAAAAAGGTAACCTTGGTCGCAAGGAATGAGTTCACACCATATTTGACAAACGCCGCTTCTGGCCCTGACATCAAAACATATTCATTTGCGGTNCAGAGACTATACACATCATATAATTGAGCAAGTCCTTGGGTAGCATCAGGATGACCACCGATAATATGATAAGGCGCACTCACAAACTGTTCCTTCGCATTTGACTCAGTAAGGAACTCAGGATTAATTGTAAGTCGTTTGATATCATCTTCAAATACTGACGAATACAGACGGTCAACAATGTCTGGTGTGATTGTTGATTTAACAACAACTCCACCCTCAGTATGTTCCAATAGTTTTAGTACCGCATCCTCTACAATAGACGCATCAACAAAACCACTATCACTCATTGGTGTTGGCGCACACACAAAAGATACGTGTGGTTTCCAATCTAATAGGTCATCGATAGTCGTATCGTGTTTGGGGTCTACATAAAATTTGACAATGTCTGGATGTGTAAACGCATAGTCAACAGCACCTCCGACAAATCCGTGACCAACAATACCNATTCTAAGTTTCTCGAAATTTCCTGCTGGTTNATGTTCAATAGTTTCACTCATTTAATTCACTCCGTAATATTCTTTATACCAACGAACAAATGCCTCAATGCCTTGTTCGATATTCACTTTGGGTTCATAACCCAGTTCTTGAAGTTTTTCGGTATTACTCCAAGTTTCCAACGTATCCGCTGGATGACGGGGAGCAAGTTCAACATTTGCCTCCCTACCTAACTCTTTACTTATACAGTCAATAAAATGCATAAGTTCCACCTGTCTACCACGACCGATATTGAAGATTTCGTTTGACGGGATATCCTCAAACANNGCAATCTTGATACCATTCACGATATCACCGACATAGGTGAAGTCTCNTTTCATCACACCATGGTTGAATGCCTGAATTGGTTTACCCTTTACGATGTTATCAGTGAACTGAAACAGTGCCATATCTGGTCTACCCCAAGGGCCATAGACGGTAAAGAAACGTAGACCGACATTGTTCAATCCAGAGATTTTGAACTGACACTCATTGACATACTTGGTATATGCATATGCGTTCAACTGATGTCCCGTAACCTCTTCTTCAATCCAACCCATCTCAGGAATAGGTGTTCCACCATATACAGAACTGGTTGATGCATANANAACCTTCTGAATATCATATAGTTTACAGACCTCAATCAGATTTTGGGTCGCATCAATATTATCTTGATGATAGATACGTTCCTTACCAAATGAGTCACGCACGTTCGCACGGGCGGCCAGATGGATTACCATATGCGGTCGAATTGCGTTGAATGCCTCGTCCAAGGCATCAAAGTCCTTTAGGTCACATTCATAGACTTGATGACCAAAGTATTCCACACGGTTCTTCTTCAGTGCAGGGTCATAGAAAGTATTGTAGTTGTCAANACCGACAACNTCAAACCCATCCTCTAAAAGAGAATCTGCAAGATGACTACCAATGAATCCTGCNCCNCCTGTTATTAATATTCTCATCTTATCCATTCCTGTAAATATACTCCAACGCTCGGTCTGCTTCTTTNTCTAGTGGTCGGTTCTCGTACCAGTTACCAGTCTCACGGTCTAACTCAGAACACAACTGTGATATCTGACTCGCACTGATTGGATAACCTTTGGATACTGCGTTACCCGCAACCGCAATCATAATCTGATACATCTTGTGATACCACCC